AGCATTCCATTACGTTTCTTTCGGCTGACTACGTTCAGGATGCGTTTCTTCGACATTGGCCGTCTGCGGATTAAGCGTCGCGTTCTCCCTATGTAGCGAGAGGGCCGTGCGGAAAACCCTGTTGTTCTTTTTCCCTTGGACGAACCAGACTTGCGTCGGCTGTACCGGCGTTTGCGGAGATAAGCCATCGGATTTAGTGGAGTTTGCGGACATTGATTTCAAATCAAGGTGAGGAGGAGACGGGTATTTATATGCGGGGTGTCACCCGTCACCTGGGCTATAATATTAGTTTGCCCAGGTTCCTACGGGTTACATCACATGACTCACTTTGTTTTCTCTGCACGTTATGTCCTCCTCACCTACGCTCAGTCAGGCACGCTGTCTGAATGGGACATTTTGGACCATATCTCAAGCCTTGGGGCGGAGTGTATCATTGGACGAGAGGATCACTCTAATGGAGGTACTCATCTCCATGTTTTCGTCGATTTCGGAAGAAAGAAGCAATCACGACGACCCGATTTTTTTGATGTCGGAGGCCACCACCCAAACATTGCGCCATCTCGAGGTCGTCCGGAATGCGGTTACGACTATGCGATCAAAGATGGAGACGTTGTTGCAGGGGGGTTGGAAAGGCCGGGCGGAGGTGGACTTCCTTCGCTTGCGGATAAATGGCGCACAATTGTCAGCGCAGAAAGTCGAGAAGAGTTTTTTGACTTGCTTCGAGAGCTGGATCCGAAAACACTTGTCACGAGATGGTCCGAGCTTTGCCGGTATGCCGACCATGCCTATGAGTCACGACCTGAACCCTATGTGGGTCCCTCTGGGATCGAATTTGAGCTTGGAATGGTACCTGAGTTGGCTGGATGGAGAGGAGAGTCTCTTGCAGATGATGGGGACTTAGGTATGTCTTGACCGTCGCGCACGGGGCACCCCCAACCTGCTCCGCAGGTCATTCTCGCTGCGCTCGGGGGTCCCCGCCCCGTGCTCTCGAGGTCGCTTTTTTTCCTCAACTATATCTAGGGAAGTTGCTGACTAAGCAGGCAGAAAGAAAAGTCTTGTGTTATTTGGAGCGTCCAGATTGGGCAAGACGCTGTGGGCCCGAAGCTTGGGGCCACACGTGTACACAATGGGAATCCTGTCAGGGGCTGTTCTCTTGCGTGACATGCCTCAAGCTAAGTATGCGGTGTTTGATGACATGCGGGGGGGCATCGGAATGTTCCCAAGCTTCAAAGAATGGCTTGGGGCACAGGCTGTTGTGTCCGTCAAGAAGTTGTACAGGGATCCTACTCAAGTTCCCTGGGGAAAGCCGTGTATTTGGCTCTCTAATGCAGATCCTCGAGAGCAGATCAAATCTGGGCTTACTGATCGATCTACTCGAGGCCAGATCGAGTTAGTGGAGAACGACATTGCATGGTTGGAGGAAAATTGTGTATTTGTGGAGCTGCTGGAGCCTATTTTTCGTGCCAATACAGAGTAGAGTTCGCGTCAATGCGCAGCACATCCCCGCTGCCTCCTCCGGCTCCTGCGGAAAATATATCGATGATGTAGTAGTCACCCATCCCCGCCTTGGATGTAACACTCTGATACGCCGTTGCAGTGCCTGCGCCGACTTCGTCGTCATCGTACACGAGGTTCTTGTTCATGCCATGCCAAAACTTCTTCTCTCCGACGGTTCCAACGTTGTTGCCTGATCTCAAGGTTGTTGTTCGGTCGTATTTGACCGTAATGCGGGTGGGGTCGAGTGGGGCTATGATGGGGTCGGGCCAATCTTGATTGATGTTCCCCTTGAATATCAGCCCATAAATGTTGCTGAGATACGTATTCGAATCATTGATCTGCAGATTCAACCAGAATCGCTCAATGCCGTTAGACGTATCGACATATGCACGCTCGGTGTTGACGGGAGCAGCGCTGGTCGCGGCAAGCACGCCCTTCATGGTAAAGCAGATGCGACGCCAAAACCAGGGAATGGGGGAGCTAGTCTGAAATCTGACGATCTCGGACAAGCCACGCATGTAGCATGTTGTGGCAGTACGGTCTGACGCGTCGATGAGCTCATTGCTGACACCGCTTGTAACGAGTGACTGCATGGTGGGGGACCACACGAATATTCCACCACCGACCGCACTAACGTAGGCCGGGCCGATAGCGGGGGTTCTGGATGCGCCGGTGGTGGTAGTGTTGGACCAGCTGAGCATTCCATTACGTTTCTTTCGGCTGACTACGTTCAGGATGCGTTTCTTCGACATTGGCCGTCTGCGGATTAAGCGTCGCGTTCTCCCTATGTAGCGAGAGGGCCGTGCGGAAAACCCTG